CATTGGGCGCAGAAGTGTTCGCCATAGGTCGCTCCTTTTCGGTAGGATAAAATCAGACAGCGCGTCTGCATATATCCAACGAGGGAAGCCCCCTACGGCGCGTAGAGGAGTTATGAAACATCCTATAACATTATGTTTAAAACAATGCAATAGGGGTAAGGGGGATAAAAATCCCCCTTTTTTATTAGCGTGGAACCTGCATTGGTTCGTAAGATTTACGAATACCCGTCTGCTTGCGGTCACGCTCAAAAGTACCAGCGGGGGCAATACCCAATGCTTTTTCCTTTTGATTAACCAATTCACGGGCGGTAGAAAGTTCCCGATCCTGAGCAATATTTGTAATTTCTTTAGGGCGTTCCATAAGAATCATGCCCTTTTTACGAATTGCACCGCTATGACCAATAGGCATCATGTCCGGATGACGGCGGGTATCCACTGGTTCCCAACCGCCAGACCGCATTTCAATCATATGCTGGTCATCCGTCATGCCCGCAATGGATTCGCGCTTCCAATTGTAGTCCCAACCTTCTGGAACCTTGCGCGGATCAATGTAAAACTCATCGTACATTGATGGGTCCATTGAATCGTCGTTCATTCTGGCCCGCAACTCTTCGGCACGGAGCGCAGCTTCACGAAGACCACGGGTTACGGGTGCTACACCCAGTTCTTGGGTGTCATTCTGGCGCAATTCGGTCATGTTTTCTTCCATTTGTTCTGTAATTGGGGTTCTGGCTGGCCGTCCGGGGCCACGTTTAATTGTTTCTGACATGGATTACCTCACAGCATGTTCTTTTGTTGATAATACAACTTAGCTTCAAGGTATTCCTCATCGCTCATGTCAATATCACGGGCAGCTTGGCGTTCAGCGGGGGACAAAGTCATGGTAACCTGTTGTCCAGCACGAAAATTCTGTGCTGAATTGGTCCTTGACACTGGTGCCGCCGCCATAGCTTGGCGGGAACGGGGCTGTTGTGCCGCTGGGCGGGAAGGTTCAGCGTCGTAAACACGACTTTCAATGAAAGCAAAGTATTCTGGGGAATCCAATTGAATATTATCCGCCACAGCATCATAATGAGCGGCTGTCATGCGGGCTGTTTTAACTGGATCAGTCAATGCATCACGGTGGGAACGTAACCAAGCTTGTGAAGTTGGGCTTTGAACCGCTTGAATTTGTGCTTCAACAGGGTCAATCGGCTGTTGTTCAACGCGCGGTTGTGGTTGACGTTTTTGTTGTTCAAGGGCTTGAAGTTCATAAGTAAGTTTTTCTTGAAGAGCTTCTTTGCCTTGAGCCAATTGTGTCAATCTTGACTCAACTTGAGCCATTTGGCGCTGTATTTTGGCGGCTTTTGCATAATCACCTTCTGATAAAGTGTTTGCATAATCCCTTTCAAGCATTTCAGCATCGCGTTCAAAACTAGCAATAGCATTAACAAACGCAACTAATTGATTGTCTTGTGCCTGATATTGATAATTTTTAACCTGTAACTGCGCTTGTTGCGCGTATCGCTCAACTTCAGTTTTTTGGCGACGAATTTCTTCTGCCTCACGCCGTTTTTCTTCCAATTGTTGTTTTAAAAGTTGAATCCCATCTTCATCTTTTAATTTTTCAACTTTAGTGGAAGGTTGCGTGGGAACTGCACCAAGATCCACATCCGCCATTTGTGATACATTTGGTGCTGTTACGGTAACTTCGGCGGCTTCTAATTCTGACATTTATACCTCCTCAGAACGCCATATCTGGCTCAGGAATGACCATTTTAATTTGAACATCTTGAATAACGTGGCAAAGAACACCGTTAATGTTCAACTTCCAACCGTCTGAGGACCGAAGGACAATCCAGTCACCTTCGTTCACGTCCTGACCAGCAAAAGCGGTTTTGTCGTCATCAATAAACGCAATCGGACCTTTTTTCAGCACAAGAACTACCTTGCCCTGATATTCGTCTTCTTTGCGGATGCCATCTGAGAGGTAAAGGCCGGAGGCCGTACGTTCTGGCCGTTTATATACGGCGCAGAGAATGTTGTTATGCATTACCTTAATTTTGGAAATGTCACCAATTGCAGTTTTTAACTCCGCTGCGGGGTCAGCCGCATGGAGCATCTTCATAGTCGCAGTCTTCATAATTTATCTCGCTTTTCTATCAATGCCGACAATGTCATCCATTGTCTCTTTCGCCCAGATAAGTGCGTCGGATAATCCTTTTAAATACCCAACGCGATTCTTGTAGTCCTCATAGTTTTGGGAGAAACCGTTCAGAATGCTTTCTGCCTGTTTCTCCCTTTCTTCTTCAATACGCTCCTCCAATTTGCGGTAGAGGAGCAGGTCCAATGAAGCCATAAAACCCCTTATTCAGTTCCGTTTGCTGTAGGCCATTTTTTCTTTTCCAACCTACCAAGACCGGACCCGGAACCATAATCTTTCTCTTGGTATTTTGGCATTACGTTACCTACGCGACCGCCTGACTTGCGGGGCATAGGAGGCATACCACCACGGCCAGCAAGCGCCGCCATAAGCTGTGGAGGCAATCCACCACCCGGTGCGCCCCCCATAGGAGGTGCTGGAGGCATCATTGGAGGAGCACCGCCCGGAGGCATTCCGCCGGGAGGCATACCACCCGCAGGAGGCATCATTGGCGGGACAGGAGGCTGACCCATTCCAACACCAGCGCCCAAAGGCCCAGCTTGACCGGATTGTGGGGAAATGATGATGTTGACATTGGTTTTACCCGCTTTAGTGCGACCACCAGAAGCGCGATGGGCGCGTTCAGCCATGCCACCGCTGCACATTTTGCATGAGCAATCTGCGTGATGCATAGCGCGGCCACCCTCAGCTTTAAATGCTTTTGGCTTAAGGATTTTGTGCATTAATTTTTTATCTTGCGCTTCATCCGTATGCATAGTGGCACCGCCAGATTTACGCATTGGGCGAACTGGCGGGATCATTGGGCTGCCACCCGGAAGCCCCGCAGCGCGTGGGGCTGGGGGAGCGGAAGGAAGACCCATTTTATTTTTCCGCGCAACCATTGCACCAATTGCCGCTTTTTTCTTTGCGGGGTCCATAGCAAGTAAACCACCGCCAGCTTTATGAATGCGGCCACCTTTTTTGGCGTTTTGGTTAGGAACTTCAAATTGAGTGTTAGGCTTATCGCGGGTCGGTAATGGGGTATCCGTATCTTGCATAAACCAAGCGGGGCCATTTTTTGTAGGCAAACCACGGCCCATACGGTTATCCATTGGATAATTTGATGGGTTTTTCTTTCCAGTTGTTGGAATTTGTGGTTGATTTGGAACTGATTCAGGGGCGGTCATTTGACCAACGCGGTTAACGCCATCAAGACCAGAATGATGTTCACGACCCTTACGGGCGGATTTGCCAAGATTTTTATGGGCTTTATGACCTTCAACGTTAGCATGTTTGCTAACTTTACCGCCGCGCTTAAACCGCGATGGGGTAATAGGCATTTTGCCAGCATTGCCGCTGTTCAACCCTTCAAATGGGGAACCGCCGCGCTCATCCGTAAACGATTTGCTGCCATCATCCAATTTTAACCCCATGCGCTGCATTTTTGCGGCGGATGCGGCTTTAGCTTCTTTCTTGTGATCACTCATAATATACTCCTGCTGCGTCCAGCATTAAACGTTTGGATTTTTCACCAATGATTGAAGATCCGGTTTAATTAACTGTTCCGCCGTAGAAGCGCTCTCCGGATGAACTGCAATTTCGCGGGCCAGTTGCAACATGGCAATCCGCTCCTTGCTTTCTCTATCAGCCGCATCGTTCTGAGCGTCAGAAACGGCATGGGCTTCCTTAACTTTAACTTCCGCCATTTTGGCTTGGGAGTCAACCATTTTAGCTTGCGCTAACATCAATGCGGGGTCTGGTGGTGGCGGACCCGGAGGCATTGGCGGCATAAACAGATCCATCGCATCTTCAATGCCAAGCATTGTAAGAATTCGCTCATCAACCTTTTTGGGGTCATAAAGCGTTGGATTCTGCGTCTGCAATTGTTTAATTGCCATTGCCTTTTGAATACGTACCGCATGAGACGGGGTATTTGGATCAGCAACGGGGACAAGGTTAATATTGTCCAACGCCGTTACTAATGTTTCCGGCGTCCATTGATAGGCTGGGTATTTGTTATTTTCCCAAAAGGCTTCTGGGCATTCTTTAAACAACTCCTTGAGGAGTTGGAACTCACGTGCTTGCGCCGCATGCATGCGTTTATGAACCGCCGATATAACTTTTTGAGCTTGTTCAATTAACGCGATAGTCGTTCCAACGGGAGCTTCAGCATTGCCCTCACCCACATTAGTTTCCGATGTGGAAGCCATGCGCTGGCCGCTGGTTTCAATCAATTGCAACAAATTAAGGAACTGACCATCCACACTGCGGTATGGAAGTGGCATAATGGCGGATTGAATAGGCTGGCCCGCCGTATCAATAGGCATACCACCGCCCGGTGGGATGCGGAACTCATTGGTGTTTTGCCGCCCAGCTTGTTTTGCGTATAAAAAGCCGGGGAAGTTAGCGAACATTCCGTTATCAATGCACAACCGCCATCCGGCGGTTAGCGCCATCGTCGTGTTACCCACAAGGTGTAAAAGGCCAAGACCGTAGAAACCAAAGCCGGGTACGAAGATATAATCAACAAACACTTGCCGACGCAGACACTGTTCATCATCCTCTTTCCACCACCGCCTAATTTCCAGAATTTCCGATGACGTTTTGTCAATGGTCACCCGATATGGCAGTTGAAGGCCCGTTGGTCCCTCATTATCCTCATGCTCATAGCCGGGAAGATCCAATTCGCAATAACATTCATAAATTTCACGGGGCTGGTTATCCGTATTCGTCATATTGCGGGGGATAACGCCTTGCAATTGTTCAATTTTGTCCTCAACCACGTTATTCTTGGGTGGTTGCACGGAAGAGAGGGGAACGTTGCGGTACATCCCGACCAATTGCAACCGTTTAAGGGTGCTAGGGGACATCTTAATGACATGCGTAATGCGTTGCGCGGTGGATACCGTCGTCTCCGCATTGGAG